GCGAGTTGCTGGCAATAGTGATATACAGATCGGTGGAAATGAGACCTTTGATGTAGTCGGTTCAGGAATACATGTGCGAAGAGGAAATTATTCGGAGCATTTTGGTGGGAACTTTAGTCGTTGCGTAGATGGCACCACAGGATATTACTTAATTGGACAAGCTGACTACTACTTTGGCGAAGGACTTATCGAGCAGATCGTTGGACAGAGGTCTTCGCTCTCCTCTGGCAATACGCATATAGATGGTTCGCAAGTTCGTTTCAACGATCCTCTAAATCAGACTAGTTCTCAGACTCCAAAAACACTAGCTGAAAATCCGACTCCTCCAGAGACTCCTATTGAATTCCTTACCAATCCACAGCCAAGCATTCCAGAGCTAGAGGTAAATTCACGCAGTGCTAGATATACGAATAATTACGAGTCTATTGACGAAGGCTCTGGAGAGGAGTATAGACAGACCCTGATTGACAGGGGCATATATAGGGAGGAGAATTTAGACCTTGGCACAGTGTCCTCCACAGAGACCCCATCCATCAACCCCACCAAGACTAGGTATAGGCAGAAGGGCAATGCTGTCATTGAGTCATTGCAGGAGTTCCCCACAGAGCTACAGCTGAGCAGTCGCTTCCAGCTGAGTGCTTTCACCAAGGGTGGAGCAAGGACTCTGCGAGGAGGAGCCAACAGCAAGCAGCGACTGGTCAAGAACATGAAGGCAGTGGCAGAAGCTATCCTAGAGCCAGCACTCGACCTATTCCCTAACCTACAGATCCTAGCAGGGTACAGACAGAGAGAGGACATAGAGGACAGTAGCAGAAGGAATCTACATTACACAGGACAAGCCATCGACATAAGACTTGATGGATTCAATAGACAAGAGACATTCGATGCAGCCAAGACACTGATAGAGAAGCTCCCATATGGATTCGACACTATTGCTCTTAACTACAATGGCAAGAAGAGTTGTTGGATTCACATCAGCTTTCGACTGAATGGCAACAGAGAATCCTTCGCAACATTCAGAGACCACATCAAACTTGGTGACAACCTACAGTACATAGCAGAGACTGGCAGTGTGTCTGACTCGAGTGGCACGTCTCGCTTGGGAGTGGCTCGTGCATAACACCCCTATTATATTTGCAGGAGCATGTGCCGAAACATTGCATGGTCTTTTATATGGCTGCATATTTTTTTCTCTGGAGAGTTCATGGGTATAACACTAGACAAAGACTTCAACGGACAACTGAAAGGAAGTCGCATATCAAAGTCCGTACACTGGAAGCACATACTTATCATGGGTCTGCCTGGAACTGGCAAGACTACTTTAGCCAAAGAACTGGCATATCACTTTAATGTTCCACACTATAATGCCGACACGATGCGAGGATACTATGGCGACTGGGACTTTAGCTATGAGGGTCGTATTACTCAGGCAAGTCGTATGAGTAGAATGCCCTATGGTATATTAGATTTCGTTTGTCCTACAAATGCTCTACGAGAGTTAGTGAGTCCCGACTTCATTATATGGATGAACACACGAGAGTCTTCGAAGTACGAGGACACCAATAACATTTGGCAGGATCCAGCCAATTCCGATGTGGAGGTATTACAATGGATAGAAGCAAAGCAACTACGCAACTCCTTGGCAGGTTTCAACCCTGGCATGATGGGCATACAAAGTTATTTGAGCGAGCACTTTCCAAAACTGGTCAAGTCGTAATACTATTGCGAGAGTCTGATGGCTCCGAGAGCAACCCTCTTGGTATTAAGGATAGGATCGCCCGAATACGAGGAGCACTTAGTTTGGCTGGTTATAAGTATGGTCGGGAATACGAGGTCATACCTGTGCCGAACATTACCCATATAACTTATGGTCGTGATGTAGGTTATAAGATCGAGGAAGAACATTTAGATAAGGAGACGGAGAGTATATCCGCAACTAAGATACGAGAACAATGGAGTAAGATATGAGACTAACTACTTTAAACTTGGTAAAGAGACACTTTAATGAAAAGATAGCTGAGCTGTCTGGTACTGAGGACGAAGCGACTCCCGAACTCATTAATGGATTGATTACGCAGTTGGCAGAATACGACTATGCTAATGATGAGCTTGGCATGGCTGAGCATTGTCCCGAAGAATATCGAGATGAGATAGTCGCTTGGCTACGAGAGGAATATTTATGAGAGGTCGTTTCGAAGTAATTACAGCTGAGAATCCGAGAGAGGTTAAGATCTTTGCTCGGTACGAAGACATCCCTGATAACATTATAGAGGTTATATTATTTAAACCCAACGAGGAGGACGACGAGGGCAATCATAACCACGAGTACCTTGCCACCTTCCCGAGAAAACTAGAGGAGTTAAAGCTAAGATGCCAGCAGTCACGAGAATAGGCGATGCAGATGTCACGCACTGTAGTTCTACGCAACGAGCACAGGGTAGTGATGATGTAAAAGCCAATGGTATAGGTATCAGTAGAGAGGGCGACCTGAATACTGAGCACTTACTTCCAGGCAGTCCTTGTCCTGGACATGCTATCGGTATTCAAGCTGGAGATCCTACTGTGTTTGCGAATGGTAAAAGGATAGGACGAGTCGGAGATCCGACTTGCACACAAGTAGCCGAAGGCAGTCCGAATGTGTTTAGTAGTGGTGGAGGTCCAGGAGAAAACATTCCAGTCGGTGGAGTTATCTTTACTTATCAACTTGTTTCCTCTGTAGGTAATACTTGCAACGAGGGTGATGTCGCTACGATTACACTGTCTACTCAGAATCTACCGAACGGAACGAATGTACCTTATACTGTCACAGGTATAACACTTGCTGACTTAGTAGTGGCTGAGAGTTCTCCTCTAACTGGAAACTTTGTAGTTGGCTCTCAGAATACGAAAGCATTTAAGTTTGCTAACGACCAAGTCACAGAGGGCACAGAAAATTTTAAGATTACGATTACTACGCAAACTCCATTCTTGGGTGATGATAATTTATCCATAGCTGTAGCCGATACTTCACAAAACCCTTCGTTCAGTTTATTCTCTACTACGACTTTAACACCACAGGAAAATACTGTAGGCAACTTTAGACTAGAAGTTCTTAATGGTATTATTGGAGATAGTTATCCCTTTACGATCTCAGCAGGTCAAGGCAACTTTAACGAATTAGATATAGAATACATAGCAAACTATCTTGGTACGCAGACACCAATTAATCAGATTCCTTTTACAGGAACATTAACTTTACGAGATCTCGGTGGTGGGATTATAGGTGACGAGTTTGATTTTAAAATTAGTGACGACTTCTCTAGAGTAGAGGGTAGCGAAGTTATGAATGTATCAGTATCAGATGCAGGAAGTGAAGTGGCATCTATTAACTTTACGATAGCAGACTCTTCGCTTAAAACTGAAAGTGCCTTTGTATATTCAAGGAATGCTGTACCAGCAGGAACTTATGGATTTGAAGATGTATCATTAAGTAATAATCAAAGAGCCAACGATCCTACTCTCCCGAATGGTTATACTAATGGCAATCTAAAAACTTATCCTTATGCCTATGCTGGTACTTATAGTCATACTCCTATGGGAGGAACTCTAGGACCTGACGCATTTAATACAAACCAAGCATGGGGAGTAAATGGAGTTAATCTAGTTTATGTAGAAGGTATGGGATATGTATGGGGATTTATACGAGAAGAAATTAATAACCTAGTTGGTGCAAACAACTCAGCCGATTTACACTACGACCATGAAAAGCAGATGGTACAGAACCAACGACAAGCTGATATACCAAACTTAACAGTTGGAATGGCAAGTACTCAGTTCCAACAAAATAGTTATAACTATAATGCTGTTGCTACACGACAATTACAATCTGGTTATGCTTTTCCAGGAGACGGAAATGGAATATCAACAGATGCTTTTCCACATGATTACTCTACTACTCCAACTCAAGAGTATAGTTATCAAGCAGCGACTGGACCTTATCATTTATATGGAGCATATACTACCACCCCAGCAGAAGCTGGTGATGAAAACTTTAGCACCTATGGAAATAAGCAACATATAAATGGGCAACCTTACACTAGCAACTGTGGTTCTATCTGGCATCTGTGGTTTTTCCGAGCAAAACTATCAAACGGAAATCCTGATTTACGACCAGCACAAACAAAAGACTTTTCTTATTTTGGTTGGCGACCAACTTTTCATCGTCCAGGTGTAGGGAGTTTTATACAACCTCTAAAGAACACTACCTTCTTTGACCATGATGTAAACTGGGGAGGACTGTGGTCAGTAAATGATATTGGACCTGATGGTGTATCTGCAACTTCTGATGGTGGTGTAGATTTACAAACAGACTCACGAGTGACATTTGATACAGGAGTTGACCAAACTCTAGGTGGCTATGTGCATATTAAAATAGATTGTGGTACGAGTAGAAGTCAGCTAGTGCCAGGACATGCATGCACTGGTACACAGCTTCAAAATATAAAAGATGGCGACTACTATGAGCAATATAATCTAACGAGGACTGTCACAAAGTATGAAGGTCGGTTCTGGTTCTTTGGTTGGTTTTATTATGGAGAATATCAAGAAGAAGAAGTTATCGGACAAGCATATAGACAAAACGATGGTAGTGAGTCTTATTATGATACTATGTCTTTTATTCCAACGATTAATTTAATCTTTAAAATGTTTGCTCCAGCAACGAATACCTTTGCGAGTAATAGTCAAGGAACAAATTTATGGGCAACTACACTTCCAGGTGGTGTTTCTGATTAAATGAGAACTAAATAGTTGTATGCCAAGTAGTACAAGACAGTTTGCAGACCTAGATTTAAACTTCACTCCGCACCCAGTGACTGGAGATGTTGGATTTAAGAAGGATGAGAATGCAGTAAAACAAGCAGTAAAGAACTTGGTGCTTACTCAAAACTTCGAGAGACCATTTCATTCTGAGATAGGTTCTTCGCTTCGTTCATTATTGTTTGAACCAGCTACACCTATGACGAAAGAGATACTTCGTAAGACTATTAGTGATACGATTACTAACTTCGAACCAAGAGTAGATTTAATTGATGTTGAGATACGATACACATTAGATGATACTGCTGTAGATGTAAGAATCATATTTAAAATTAGAAATACATTTACACCAATAGATGTAAACTTGACATTAGAACGAACTAGATAATTTTTAGGAGAATTATATTATGGCTAGAATGGCAAAAAACTTTGTCCTACATACAGGAACAAAAAAATCCACTTCTCAGGGTAGAGGTGGTCGTGGTAGAAAAGTAAAGATTGGTTTATCTACTATGAATAAAAACAAACGCAGATCCTTTAAGAAATATAGAGGGCAAGGAAAGTAAGGAATAAAGATGGCTGAACAAAATAGAAGAATCAAAGTTGCTGAGTTAGACTTTGATGGCATCAAAACTAATTTAAAAAATTATTTATCTGGACAATCTCAGTTTACTGACTTCGATTTTGAAGGAGCAGGGATTTCAGTTCTTCTAGATTTGCTCGCATACAATACACACTACAACGCACTGTATCATAACATGTCAGTAAATGAGATGTTCTTAGATTCTGCTGCGAAGCGAGAGTCGGTTGTAAGTATTGCAAAGATGTTAGGTTATACACCTAAGTCTGCTATCTGTCCAACTGCTACTATTCAACTTGTAGCATCAAATGTTTCAGGCAATCCTGATACTCTTACTCTACCAAAGGCATCAACCTTTTCATCTTCTATAGATGGAACAGCTTATACTTTCCAAACTACTGCTGCAATCACAGCAAGTAGAGCAACAGATAACACCTATACTTTTTCAAATATAAATTTAACAGAAGGAACTATGGTGACCAACACTTATACTGTTGCTTCTAATACTAGATACTTGGTTGCAAATAAAAATGCAGACATGACTACACTAGGAGTTCAGATACAAGAAGATCCAAACAACGCATCCTTCTTGGGTTATACTTTAGTTGATAACATTGTAAATGCTGGACCACAGTCTAGAGTATTCTTTACGAAAGAAGTTGAAGATGGTTTATACGAAGTAGAGTTTGGTGATGGAGCTGTAGGATTCCAACCACCGAATGGTGCGACAGTTAGAATTAATTATTGTGTTTCATCATTAACTGCTGCCAATGGTGCTAAGTTATTTACATACACTGGAGGAAGTCTAGGTTCAGCAACTTTAAATATCACAACTACTTCTGTTGCAAGTGGTGGAGCTGACCAAGAAAGTATAGACTCAATTAAATTTAATGCACCTAAAAGTTTCGCAGCACAAAACAGAGCAGTGACTGCTGACGATTATAAAGTTATACTGCCACAACTATATGATAATGTAGATGCTATATCAGTTTGGGGTGGAGAAGAAAACGATCCACCAGTTTTCGGTAAAGCATTTATTTCTATCAAGCCAAAGTCAGGAACTACTCTTACTGAATCTACAAAGTTAAATATCACAAACAATATAATTAAATCTAAAAACCTTGTATCAGTTATACCTGAGATTGTAGACCCTGATGATTTAAACATTATTGTAGATAGTAAAGTATATTACAATCAAAACACAACAAGTAAAGCAAAAGAAACTATTGCGTCACAAGTTAGTGCTGTTATACAAAACTTTAATACAGCAAACTTAAATAAATTCGATTCAGTATTCAGATTCTCAGCACTTAGTAGAGAAATAGATGCAAGTGATAGCTCTGTTGTTTCTAACTCTACACAAATTAATCTTAAAAAAATTATAACACCTACATTAAATGTAGCAACAACTTATACACTACCTGTAAACAACCCAATCTATAATGACGCAAAATCATTACGAGCATATGTAGCAATATCTTCTACAGGGTTTACTCTAAGTGGATCTAATCTTACTTTCTTTTTAGAGGATGACGCACTTGGAAATATATTTACTTACTACTTTACAACAGGAAACGAAAAAGTTTATAGTGCGAATAGTGTAGGAACTGTAAATTATCTAACAGGAAAAATAGAATTAACCAATTTATCAATTAGTGGTACGACATTAGCAAGTGGTAAAGTACATATGTTTGTAGAACCAGCTTCTTATGATGTAGTATCAGTAAGAAACCAATTAGCAAGTATTGCAAATGAAGACATCATCGTTCAAGCGATCGCAGATAAAGTCGCTTCAGGAGAATCTACTTCTTCTGCTGATTATGTACACACGCAAGTAAGGTAAATAAATGCCAAGTTCTGTAAAAGCAAAAGTCTCAACTGTAGTTGGAAATCAGATACCTGATTTTATTACAGACGACTCGGCTAATTTCAAACAGTTCTTGGAAGCATACTATGAATGGATGCAAACTGTTTATCTACCACAGTCTCATCTAGAAAACATTCGTGACATTGATACAACAGTTGATATGTTTATCGAGCATTTTAAGAATGAGATTATGCAACCTATACCTGAGGGAGTCCTTAGTGATAAAAGGATGTTGGCTAAGAGAATCCAAGATATCTATAGATCCAAAGGTACAGAACAATCTTATAAGTTTTTATTTCGTATCCTATTTAACGAAGACGCAGAATTATTTTTTCCAAAGACAGCATTACTAAGACCATCTTCTGGAACATGGTCAGCTGATACAGTCATTCGTATTACAGATACTACAGGTGGTTCGCCACTAGAGTTAGTTGGTGCAACTATATCTCAAGTCCAACCAGTTGGTGATGGTACATTTAGAACTGTCACAGGTTTTGTTGAGAATGCAGTATCAACTCAGATAGGAAACAAGACAGTCACTGACTTAACTATGGATGATGAGTCTATTACTGCACCTGGATTCTTGGCAGAGGATGAGTTTATTGTTCGTAGCATTACTGCTACTGCTCCAGTCACTCAAAATAATCTTACTGCTACAGTTGTTTCAATTATTACTGGATTCAATATTACTGATGGTGGATCTTATTATGATATTGGTGACTTAATTACAATCGTATCTCCTACAGGCTCTGAAGCTAGAGGAGAGATAACTGAGATTGACTCTGGTTCTATTACAGGTGTTACAATTGAAAACCCAGGATCTGGTTATAGAATAAATGATGAAATAGTTTTTGATAATACAGGTACAGGTGGACCTGGATCCAATTCTGCATTATCTGCTCGTGCTGCAGTCACTAACATTGACCGAGACTCAGTATCATTAGAATCTGGAAACGCAGGTGGTGGAGGAACACTACTACAAGAAAATGGATTTGATATTGATTTACAAGAAGCTCCAGAAGAAGGAGCGATTAAACAAGTCACAGTTTTAACAGGTGGTGCATTCTATGATAGATTACCAGTCCTGTCTCCACCAACAGGTGGGAATAGAACAGGTGCCAAGGTTGTAGCAACTTCTACTTCTATTGGTAAGTTAAGAAAGATTGAATTATCTAGATTCGGTGTTGACTATAAAGTTCCACCTATTGCTTCTGTACCAGCTATTGCTGTTCTACAAAATGTCACTGGCTCATTTAACGCAGGTGATACAGTCACACTTAATGCTCAATCTTTTGCTAGTGAAGATGGATTAGATTCTATAGTTCTAGAAACAGGCGATAAGATGTTAGTAGAAAACCAACAGGTATGTACAGGAACTGTAAACATCTTCGATCCTAATAAACAAGTTTTAAAAGTAGATAACCCAAATGTATTTTTACCATTCGCTCTTGAAGATGGAAGTGGTAGATTAACTACAGAGGTTAGTGAAACTTTTGTTCAAGAGAACTCAGGTTTCTTTGCAGATAATAATACTGTGACATCATCTTCAGGTGGTAGTGGTAAAATTATTGATATTAATTATCCAGCTATTACAACTTCAGTTGGTGCAACTGGTACTGGCTTGGGTGGATACCTGAATGCTGATGGGTTTGTATCAGAGTCATCTAAAAAAATACAAGACTCTAGATTCTATCAAGACTTCTCATATGTTGTACAGGTTGGTCAGTCTATTGACCAATACAAAGATGCTGTTAAAAAATTATTACACCCTATCGGTCTAGCATTATTTGGTGAAGTACAAATTCAAACTATACTGAATGCAGTTGGTGGAGATATAAATGATACAGAAAAGAAAAGATACCTTGTCGACTTGCTCTTACAAGTTATTATACAAGGTGGATTAAAAGCTATTGGTAATTTTAGACCTAATACTGCAGCAGAACATAGACCAGACTTAGCAAAACAAATATTCGTTATCAACTTAGAAGCATTAGTTGATACTGTTCTTAATTTAAGAATACAAACTTCTGACTTTGTTAGTGAGATAGAGTTCCCTAACTTGTCTCCAGCAGAAGTTGCTCTATTAGAACTCTCTCCACTTGTAGTTGAACACGAGGAAAAACTACAAATCGCTAATAGAACTGCATACGATTTACAAAAACCTGTTAGAAACCCAGAGGTAAACCTACCAATTAGAAGTTCGCAACCATTTGATGGCTCAGTAAGGCGAGCAGGGTTCAATTTAATTGACCTTGAGAGGTATAAGTTTACATTTAAACCATCTGTGGCAGGTACTAAATATTCTAATAGTGATGGTACACCAGCTTTCACTACTAATGGACTAGAAGATGACTCAAGATTGACATATCCAGATCCTAATGAAGGATACTATTCCCAATATGGTAATACACAAATAAAAGATTTTTCTGATGTCACTGTTGCAAGTATTATAAATAGTCCATATACACAAGTTTCTTATGCGATCGAATCAGAGATTGGTATATTTAAACAACCAGCATCTGGTTTGAGATTCTCTACACAGGATCCAGCATTTACTTTTGATGATATCGCATTTACATTCGATGCGGATAGTGTAGAATTTGATTCAACTGCTTACAGTTTCGATTCGTCGAGCTTGAAGTGGGATTTATTAACATAAATAAAATTTAATCCAGGAGAATACAGCCATGGCTGCAATTATAACAAGTAAATTTCGCATTCATAATGCGCAATCGTTTCAGGAAGGTTTCTCAGAAGCTGCTGCAACGAACATTTATTTGGGGATAGGTCGACCACAAGCATGGACGGACGACAACTCTCCAGATACTCCAAAGGATACAGTCTCTGGCGAATATTATCGTTGGGATGACATGATTGCTCTGAAAAGAGTACAATCATCTGATGTCACACTAGCGATTCCTAGAAGAAACTGGACCTCTGGAAAATACTATGACATTTATAAAGACAATTATAATGGTGTGACAGCTGGAGTAAACATCGATAGTGGAGCTGGTACAACACCTGCTACTCTTTTCAATGCTAACTTCTTTGTTGTGACTGATGAATATAATGTTTATAAATGTATTGACAACAACAATGGTGGGCAAAGCACTACCAAACCAACAGGAACTGGTACAACTATTATCAGTACAGCTGACTCTTACAAGTGGAAATATATGTACACTGTATCACCAGCTGATGTTTTAAAGTTTGTGTCTACAGACTTTATTCCTGTTAAGAAAATTATAACCAACCCAGGATCTACCGATCCATACTACAATCAATATCTAGTTGAGCAAGCTGCAGTTGATGGTAAGATTGAACATATCACTGTGACTAACAATGGTACATCTTATGCTTCTGCTCCTACTGTCACTATTACAGGTGATGGTACAGGTGCTACTGCTGATGCAGTTTATGATGCTGGTACAAACACTGTCACTGGTGTGACTGTGACTGATGGTGGTTCAGGTTATACTTTTGCTACAGTAGGTTTCTCAGGTGGTGGCGGATCTGCTGCTGCTGCGACTGCAATCATTTCACCAAAAGGTGGACATGGTGCAAATGCTGAAGAAGAACTAGGTGCTTTCTATGCCATGATGAATGTTCGTTTAGAGTATGCAGATGGTACAGGAGACTTCCCAGTAGATAACGATTACAGAAGAATTACATTAATAAGAGATCCATTCAACTTTGGTGGAACTACAGTTGCTTCAGCAACCACACTAAGTTCAACCAAGTCTATGACTTTCACATCACTAGCTGGTGGTTCGTTAGTTGTAGATAGAACTTTCTCAGGTGGTACTTCTAATGCTGTTGGTAGAATTATTTCTATTGACTCAGGCACTTCTACTATTAGGTACATTCAAACTGCAACTGATAACCCAACTGGAGTAAACTTCCAGTCTGCGGAAACTATCACTATGAATGATGCTGCTGGTGCACCATCAGGTGTTACATTTACAAGTGATACTTTGAACAACCCAGAAGTCCAACCAGACTCTGGTGACATTATGTATGTAGAAAACAGAAGACCAATTAACAGAGCAAGCGACCAGATCGAAGATATTAAAATCATCGTCGAAATGTAATACTAAGTACTCTATGAGTACACGCTGTTCTAAATAATAAAGAGAAAGATAGATGACAATAAATTTTAATGTAAGTCCTTACTACGATGATTATGATACTAGTAAAGATTTCTTGCGAGTACTGTTTCGTCCTGGATATTCAGTACAGGCAAGAGAGCTAACTACACTTCAAACCATCTTACAAAATCAGGTCACTCGATTCGGGAACCATATATTCGAGAATGGATCTATGGTTATCCCAGGATCTGTAAATGTAAATGATGAAGTAAACTTCATGAAGTTAAATGACTTGCAGGATGGAAACTCTGTCAATACCTATCTAACTCAATTTAGAGATAAAGTAATCACTGGTTCTATATCTGGTGCGAAAGCACTAGTAGAAGATACCTCTCAATGTGACTGTATGATTGATGGCGATAGTACAATACCATCGCTACACTTTACTATGATGGACTCAGGTACATCAGGAACTACTAAACAGTTTGTTGCTGGTGAAGAGATTACTGCCCTTGCTGTTGATAATAGTACAACTACAAACTTCCGACTTACTGCTAACCAAGTTGGTGATTTAAAAGTCACGATTAAATCTTTCGGTGACAATGGTAATGTCGGTACGACTTACACTAACAATGCTACGACTGATGTTCTTGGTAAGTCATACAGAGTAGAAGTACGAGAAGGGATTTATTATATTGATGGATTCTTTGTACAGAATGCAGAGATCCATTTATATATCTCAAGATTTAATACTACTCCGTCAAACAGAGTAGGATTCCAAGTCACTGAAGATATTGTCACACCTGAAGAAGATACATCACTTAACGATAATGCTCAAGGTACAAATAACTTCGCTGCACCTGGAGCACACAGATATAAAATATCACTAGCTCTAAAAAGACTACCGATTGGTGGCACAGACTCAATTAAGTTTGTAGAGCTGATTAGAATTAAAGATGGTATAGTTCAACAGAAAGTTGAAAAAGCAAGTTATGCTGAGTTAGAAAAAACTTTAGCACGAAGAACTTTTGATGAATCAGGTTCTTACGAAACAAACAAATTTAAAATATCACTTAAAGAACATTTAGATGATGGTACAGGTGCAGGAGTATATCAAGCAAGTCCTGGCAGTACATCGTCTTCTTTTGACTCAACTGCTACTTATGGAAACTCAGACCAGTTTGCTGTAGTTGTAGATCCTGGGAAAGCATATGTTGAAGGATTCGAAGTTGAGTCTACACAAACAACTTTCTATGGTGTTAATAAATCTAGACCAACAACTGATGATAGTGGAACTGTAAACGAAAACAATTCAATAATTAGAGAAGATGCTAGACCTGTTGGTACAGCGATTGGTAATTTTGTAATAGCAAGAAACATTACAAACGCACCAGCTGTAGATACTTTTGAAAAAATATTCTTATTCGATTCATCAGGTGCAGCTTGGACAAGTTCAGGTGTATCATCTTATACTGCACCAAACCAAGTTATATCAAGCTATGCTGGATTAGTTGGTACAGCTTTTATTAGAAGTTTCCAACTACATAATGGTTCATATGCTTCACCTACATTTAAAACAAGTTTATTTAATATTGAAATGGTTGATGGCAAATCTTTTGCTAGAGATGTCACTTGGATGGTCAGCTCTAGTAATGGTGCAGTCACAGGAACAGCTGACTTTTATGCAGAAGTAGATCCTACTGCTGACTCTGAACAGATTAATGTATCAGGTACAATATCATTACCAAACCAAACAGGTGGTACTAATGTGACACTTACAGGTGTCGGTACTTCTTTTCAAAACGAATTAAAAGTAGGAGACGCATTAATACATGGTGGACAGACTGTAGGATTCGTCACAGCTATTGCTAGTGGTATAGAAGCTACAGTACAAAGACCAGCTAACTCTGACAATACAGCACTAACAGGTGTATCTATTACTGTGGGTCGTGCTCAACTAAAAGAGCCACAGTCTAACGCAATGGTATATCCTACAGGATATTCTTTTACGAAATCTATTAAAGGTTTTGATACAGGTGCGGGAACTGATACACTAGACCAATCACAACATACTGTAAGAAGAGTTAATACTAATACGACTACAGGTAGTGGGGACTTCGTTATGACATTAAGTAATGTCAACGAAACTTTCCTATCCGATACAGATTTATCAAACTACACATTAATTAGAAATGATACAGGAGCAGTAATTAATATATCTGCTGCTGATATTTCTTTTGATGATGACGCAAATAGAAAAGAAGTGACAATCGCTTCTGGTGTAAACGCAACTTCGTGTACCTTGTACACTTCAGTTCTTCAAGTAAATGCTGCAGCGACTGAGAAAACAAAAGTAAGAAGCACAGCCAATGAAACATTTACTGGAAAAACTAATGTTGCTATACCAGAGATAGAACTAGCGAATGCTGATGGTATTGATATTACATCAGTTAAAATGGTTCCTGGAAACTTTAATACTTTTACAGAAAACCAATCAATTGATATTACAGAAAACTACGAATTAGATTCAGGACAAAGATTAACGCACTACCAGAAAGCAAGACTAAAATTAAAATCTGGTGCACCTTTACCAACAGGTGCAATCAAAGTGACATACAGGCACTTCTCATATACTGGTGCAGGAAACTTCTTCTCAGTTGATTCTTACTCAGCTATTAACTATGAAGACATTCCTACATTCCAATATCAAGATGCGTCAGGTAAAACTACTGAGATAGATCTACACGATGTTATTGACTATCGTCCAGTTATTTCTGGAGCGAATGCATTTACTCCAGAGATACCAAAGATTGGTACAGACTTAACAACTCCTGTAGCATTTTATGTAGGTAGAAAAGATAAAGTATCACTTGGCTCAACAGGTAAACTTCAAATCGTATCAGGACAACCATCAGAATATCCACAAGAGCCAGAAGATCCAAAACAAGGATTGGTACTCGCTACATTAGATGTACCACCTTATACTAAAAATGTTGCGGATATAAAAATATTCCAAAGAGATAATAGAAGATATACTATGAGAGATATTGGTAGTCTTGAAAAAAGAATATCAAATCTAGAATACTATACTTCTTTATCGCTACTAGAAAAAGATACTAAAGCTACAGCAATTAAAGATGCTACTACTGGATTAGATAGATTTAAAAATGGTTTTGTAGTTGATGACTTTACAGGTCATGGTGTAGGTGATGTTAAATCGCCTGACTATAATGTTGCTGTTGATAAACAAAACAGAACACTACGACCAGCACACTTTACTGACTCTCTAACTATTATTGAAAACATTTCTAACACTACTCAAAGAAGTACAAGAGGGTACACTAAGACTGGAGATCTATTAACTCTACCTTATACTCAAACAACATTAGTAAGTAATCCGAATGCTACTAGATCTGTTGATGTAAACCCTTATAAAATTGGAGCTTACAAACCAGAAATACAATTATTCCCAGAGTCAAGCATATGGAAAGATGTAGATAGAAGACCTGACTTAACAGTTCAAGATGATAACAACTACGATGCGATTCGTTTCTTAGCTGAAGAAACAGGAGTGTTAGGAACTGAGTGGAATGAATGGTCAAACAACTGGACTGGTTCTAGTTCTCAAGTCATTGGAAGATTTAGTACAAATACTAGAACTGGAGCTTTCCAAACTACTCGAACATTTAATACAACTCTCACTACTGAAACAGGTAATAGAACTAGAGAAGGTACAAGAACAACTATAAACACAACTACTAACTCTCAAGATTATGGGGATAGAGTTGTTGATATGTCATACATCCCTTACATCAAAGATGAAGTTGTAAACATTGACGCAAGAAATACTAAACCCAATTCACAGTATTATGTGTTTATTGATGGTGAGCGAGTTGATAACAGTTATGTAAAACCTGCTGACATATTTAAAACTACACAGGTGGCTGGGTCAACTACTCCTATCCTTGAGCCAGATGCTTTAACAGCAGGACTACTTTCTGATGATATTGCTCGTGCATATCAAGGTAAGATTGTAAACGCATTCTCTAGAGGGGATGTAATTAAAAACGCAGACCACACTGCTACTAGGATTGATACAATAAATCATATTACTTCTTCAGATGGTGCAGCAAGTTTTACTCTTACTGTACAAGATGCTAGTGGTTTAGCACCAGGACATCATGTGTTCTTGTATAACTTAAATTCAACAAGAGGTACTAACGCAACTAACAATAGAGGTATAGAACAAAATATCACTTCTACTATTACAACTCTTGGCAGTAATCACTCAAAACAATTAAATAGAAAATACTTTAAGATTACTGCAGTGTCAGGAACTACTATTACTCTGGCAGCACTTGATGGTTCAACTATCGCAGCATTTGATTCTTATGCAAGAACTTCTGCTTATACTGGAACTGATGGTGGTAGATTACAAAGACTTACTGCTTCAGGAATTATATCTTATGCTGGTGTAAAAGACTCTGCTACTGTAAGAGATGTACATGTCACAAATATCAAAAATGGTTTTGCTGTAGGTGAAAATGTCACAGGTACAGCAGATATTGGATTAGGTGCAAAAAATACATTAACACTAACTGAAATTAATGGTTCTACTGACGGAACAACTGCTCCTACTATGAAAGCTACAGGTGGCACACTAACATCTGATAAAGAAGGATCTCTAAACGCAGTGCTTTATATTCCTGCTGGTAGATATAGAACAGGTGAAAGAAGCATAAAACTTACTGACAATATTTCTAACAGCGATGCTGACTTTGATTCTTTTGGGTCAGCACTATTTACTGCTAATGGAATGCAATTAGCTAAAGAAAGAACTGTAGTATCTTCAAGAAATATTGGTTTCGTTGAAGATAGATTATTCCAATCACAACCTATTAGACGATCTTCTGTTTCTAACAGACTCGTAAACACTACTAGACGAAGAGTCGGTGGTGGTGGTGGAGGTAATAGAGGTGGAAGAGGACACGATCCACTTGCTCAAACTTTTGTAGTACAAGCTGAAGGTGGTGCATTTGTCACATCTGTTGATTTATTCTTTAAGCAAGCAGGTGAAAGACCAATCTATGTAGAGATTAGAACTACTGATAACGAAGTACCTTCTACAAAGATTGTTCCTTTCTCACAAGTTATATTACAACCAGCTGATATTAATGTCAGTACTAATGGTTCTGCTGCAACAACTTTCACATTCCCATCACCAATTTATTTACAAGAGAATGAAACTTATGCTCTAGTTGTAAAAGTTGATGAGCCAGGATGTGAAGCATTTATTTCAGAACTTGGTGGAGCTGACTTACTAACTGAGAATGTTGTCACTATTCAACCACTAACTGGTTCACTTTACTTATCACAAAACTCTAGAGAGTTTGAAATTAATCCACTGTTAGATCTTAAGTTTGATTTAAAACAAGCTGAGTTTATGGCTGAAAGACAAAACCAACAACAAGCAAATACTTTAGCTGCTTTGCGTGGCGCTGCAGGAAGCTCTGGTGTTGCCGGTTTAGCACAAGCTGTTTATAATCAGAAAGTAAAAAAGAAACAACAAGCTGCCGCTTCTATAGGACTTCAAGAATCTAGAAACCAAGCTTTATCTGCAAAAGGTGAAATGGCAGTGCAATCAGCTGAAAGAAAAGGAGAGGTGATGCGTAGAAAACTAGAACAACAAAGAACAGAAACTTTATATGCTATGGCTATGAATAGGTCTGCTGCCGCGCTACAGTCTTCTAACAATGTTACTAAATCAATAATTGGTGGTATTGGTAGTAGTCTTGCTGGTTTTGCAGGGACTGAATATGGTGCGAAAGCTATAGGTAAACTTTTTAATTAATAAATTATGTCAAAACAATTAATAGAAGCATCTTTAAATTTAGATTTAGCTAAAGGCTATAATCCTGCTCAAGACGCTGTAGAAGAAATAGGTAAAGCTGTAGATAGTTACACTAAATATCAAGAGCAACAGAGCGAAAAAGCTTATCAAATAGCTGAAAACTTACAAGAAGCTAAAGAATTGATTATAAAAGAATTTAAGACTAATTATCTGAAAGACCATTTCAATATGTCACTTTCCGAACAGGAGCTTATTAAAAAAATGAATATGAAAATGAAGAAGAATTTTTTATAGCAGAAAGCTATGGAGCTTACAGCGGACTAATAGAAGAGTTGCAAAGAGAACCTAAAGTTTTTGACGTAACAAGCAAGCAAGGGTTTACTATATGGGCAAGTCTATAAAATCGAAACAAAAGGTTTGTAATGAAAATAACAATAGAAAAAATAAAAGCAATAGGCTTTGAAAAACACGGCCTATTCACAAAAGAATCTTTTATTTATCAAAAGGAACTTGGACAGTCCTATGAAATTAGAATAAAGTTTAAAACAATTCAACTTAATGGTGATTATGTTAAATATATACCCACAGAAGAGTATGTAATTTATCTTTTTTCAGGTGATGAATTTGATAAGGGTTATAAATTGCCTTTAAGTATAAATAGTATAGGTAAGTTAAAATCATTTCTTAATGCGTTTGATTGTTAATAACGAACAAAAAATGGGAAACATCAAAACACAATACATCTTCCCTCCTATCCCTGACAGATCAGCAGATTGGGCTGCTTACAGAGAAGGATACGAACCAAATGACCCCGTAGGCTATGGTTCTACAGAACAAGAGGCAATAGATGATTTGCTGATTCAGGAGTGTAGTTGATAATGATTGTATTCACTTTGATGAAATGAATGCTAGTATTCGATGCGCCCCTGATATAGAGGGTATTTGAGACGATTTAAAAAATGATATGAACAATATACTAACACCAGAAGAAATAGCTCATAAGTATGTACATGGTGAGCATGACGCACTAACTGACACCCAAGAGAAAAAGGATATGGCAGAAGATATAAGGCGATACGCTGATTCTCAAAAAGAAGAAGGTTTTGAGGATGGAGCAAATGCAGCAGCAAACGATATTGCAGCGAACGCACATAAGATGTTTTAGTTCTCGATAACGGACTAGTGTATGGCACGTTGCCTATCACGGATTAACAAGAAGACAATTTGATTATCATATTATGAAAAATATTAACGACAAAGACGAAAAGCAATGTGCTATACATAATGTTGTGGATATGTTGCCCGACTTAAAAGAAATAGCTGAGGCAAAGAAAAGATACATTGATAGAAAAATGATAACAGGATATAGCACTAAACCTGATGGTGTAGGCAATCATTTTCAAGATGGTGTTAATTGGGCTTTAAATTACCTTACAAACAAAACTAAGGGCAATTAGCCACAACACCCGTATATGTGTAACTAGTGCAACATATTAATATATTGTTGAACCAATGATTCTATCAGAGATAGAAGAATACCTATCCAAAAAGGATTTAAACGCACCTGTAAGGATAGATAAATGCTCGGTGGTAGAAAACCCTAAGAAGATGATTAAAAGCCACCTGAGCTTCTTAAAACACAACTCAGGGAACAAGGCTTACATGCCATACTACAATAGATTGCTTAACTTGTGCAAAAAACTAAAAGATGAAGATCAAGAAAAAGAAGGGAGTTGACGGCAAGCTAGACACCGCATGGGCTAAGTTGGTTAAGTTGAGAGCTAACAATAAATGCGAATACTGTGGAACTACTGAAAAGCAACTTCATTCTCACCACATCTACACTAGAAGCAGAAAGGCGACGAGATGGGATGTTAAGAATGGTTTAAGCCTGTGTGCTGGACACCATGTTCTTAGTAGTAAGTTCAGCGCCCACAAAACCCCTCAAGAGTTTACCGAGTGGCTTATACAGTATAAAGGCCAAGAAGAGGTTGATAGGCTAAGATTAAAATCAAACAACACTTGTAAGATGATGGAGTTTGAGAAAGAAGTCCTACTAGAGGAACTAAAGAAAGAGATTAAAAAAGAAGAAC